GTCGCATTCAATGTTTGTTTGGCGGCATCCCTTGCGTTTTGGATTTGCGTTTCTCTCGTTAATCCCGAAACATTACCAACCCCGGATTGTAACGTTTGGGTTTGGGTTGCATTGATTTGTTCCTGTTTTGCAATTTCTTTTAATGTGTTATTGTAAATAATTGATGCGTCCGCCTTTTTATTTTCTAAATCAATTTTTTGTTTATCCAATTCCAACAACCTGGATCGGCTGGCCTCCAATGTAATTTCCGCGCGTTTTAATGCAATCAATCGATCCCTTGCGGAATTGATTTGTTCGATAAACTTTTTTTCGTCGGAATAATTTTGTAGCGTTGTTCCATATTTGGAATTTATTTCGTTGATCAACGTTAACCGTTCCTTTTGTCCGGAATTGGTTTTTGCCAATGCATCAAACAAACGATTGATTTCCGCGGTTTCGGCTCCGACATTTTGAGCAATTTCAGATTGCAGATCAGCAACCCGTTGTGTTGCGTCCGCGAATTCCTCGGTTTGTTCGGTGGCCTCCTCTACGGAATCGGAAAATGCAAAATAGGCGGTTGCGGCCAATGAAATTCCCGTTACGATCAACCCAATCGGATTCGTTGCCCATGCGGCCTTCAATCCGTTTAACGCGCCGGTTGCTAAATTGGTCGCGATTGTTTGCGCGCGCATTGCAACCGTACCCTGGGTAATAAACGCGGTTCGGGTTGCCTGTAATGCGTTTTCCGCGCGTGTCGCAATATTTTTCGCGGCCGTCAATGCGATGTCCTTTGCCTTCAATAACTGGTTGGCAATTTCGATTTGACGTTGGCGGGTAATTAATGCGACATACGTTCCAACCGCTCCGACCAATAACGTTAATGCGATCCGATTCGATTCGATGAATTGGGGCAAATTGGAAAAAAATTCTATCAGCGAAAATCCGGCGTTAACAACCGATTCAAAAACAGGTAACAATCCGGTTCCGATTTCCTGTTTCAATTTGGTAAAATTTCCCTCCAGGGTTGAAATCCGTCCGGCCGTCGATGTCGATAATTTTTCAATCAGGCCGTCGAATTGGCCCCCGGCCGATGTCGCATCAATAAAGGCTTGCCGAACTTGTTCAAACGAAATGTTTCCTTTTTCCATTTCCTTTTTTAATTCACCAACCGATTTTCCGGTTCGTTCGGAAATGTTTTGGAGCGGGTTAAATCCGGCGTTGATCAGTTGTAACAAATCCTGTCCCATCAATCGGCCGGTTGATCGGATTTGTCCGAATATTACCGATAATTCCGCTAAATCCTTTCCGGTTCCCGCGGAAACGTTACCCAGGAATGTTAACGTTTGTTGCAATTCCTCAGCCGGCAAACCGAATGCCAATAATGATTTCGCGGCCGATTGCACCTGGGTATCGGTAAACGGTGTTGCAATCGAAAATTGCTCCAGTTCCTTAATGGTATTTTTAGCGGCCGTTGCTGATCCCAAAAACGTTTCAAATTGCAAATTCAACGTTTCGAAATCGGCGGCGGCCTTCAATGAATCTTTGCCGAATTGCAAAACCGCGTTACCAACCGCCAACCCTCCGAACGCGGCGGCGGCGTTCTTTAATGTTTGCCCGAACCCGCTTGCCTGTTTTTCGGTGTCAGAAATTGATTTTTTTAAACCGTCCAGTTCGGTTCTTAATTGGGACGTGTCCGCCTGGAGTTTGAAAATTACATTTGAAACGGCCATTATTTTTTATCCGGTTTGAATCGTTTTCGTTTTTGTGTTGACGTGTCCGAAATTACCGGTTTCCCGGGATTCCCTGGATCATCCCCGCGCATTTGTTCAACCTGGTTATTTTTTTCGTCCATAATTTTTAACCAGGTCGATAAGGTCTGATAATATTCGTCAACCGATAACGATTCAAGGGCCTTCATTTCAGTCGGCCTGGAATCGCAAATAAGTTGATTCAGGTAATTAATTTCATCAACGTATCGTCCAATTTCAAAGTTCGCAAAATCCGATCGAGTTTCTCCGCGTTTGGTTCGTTTGCCTTCAAATAATCTCGGATAGCGGTTTCGGATGAATTGGAATAATTGATTGTGCGTTGGTAGGCATTTTGCAAAAAAAAACCCTTTGCGTCGGGATCGTCGGCCATAATTTGTAATTTCTTTTCACGGGCGATATCGGAAAAATCGGTTTCATCCTCACCGTCGATAACGTAATAACAAGCGGCCAAATCCAACAATGTTTTTTCCTCACCGATAAACGTTAACCGGAATTCGATTTCACCCAGGATTTGGAATAATTCGACGATATTCCCGCCGTTCGCCTTTTTTTTCATTTCCTGAATTAACCCGAATAATTGCGCCCGCGTCAAATTCATTTCCGCGAACCTGGTTGCAACCTCCGCGGCGATCGCCCGTTTTGCGGGGATTTGCATCGGGTTGGAATATTCCCACCAGTCGTTTTTGAATTTATCGGTGTAAACGTGTTTTAACGAAATCTTTGGATCGGGTTTTTTCTTTTTTCGGAAAATCATTTTTTGGGTTTTGGTTTGGGTTTCTTTTTACCGGTGTTTAACGATGCATTACAAATCGCGTAAGCCGACGATTCGGATTTGCCTTGTTTCATTACTTGCATTACACATCGATCGAGTTTTGCCGGCATGGTTTTTCGTTTTGATAAAATTACGAATCATTTCAGGTATTTAACGAACCCGGAATGGTAGGTCCATAAATAATACCGTAAACAATCCAGTAAGTGAGTAGCGTGTTTATCCTTTGTTTTATCTATGTCCCCGGAATCGTCCGCCTGAACTGACATCAAATCATTAATTAGGAATTGGCAACCGATGTCGATTCCAAAATTGCCGTGTCGCTCCAAAATCGAATTAAGTAAAATCCGGGAGTTTTTTATCGACGGGTTGAACGTCGGGACCTTAAATGCGCCTTTTGGCAAATTCAATTCCTGGTAAATGATTTGGTAATAATTTTTCGATCCCTGGGTCATTGCCGACCGGTTCGATCCCGACGCATCGCCGGTAACCTCAAAAAACATATCCGGAAACGCGGACCGGATCCGTTCGCATAGTTGGAAAATATCGGAGTTCCTCAACCTGAATTCCCGCAAAATCCGGATTTCGTTTCCGATGTTTTGACCGGCCAAACACGTAATCGGATCGACGTTAAAATCGAACGATAAAATAATTGGATGTTTGGGATCAACCGTTAATTGCGGTTTGACGTGTTTCGGTTTTTGGAACGAATATGCAAACGGCCGTTCGACGTCGACAATGTCCCAATTTCCGTTAACGAATATTTCCCGCGTTATTTCGTCCAGGTTTTCCAGTCCCTCCAAATAGGATTCGGGTAACGCGGGATTGTCCGACATTAAGGATTGCAAATAATAATAATCGTCCGGCAATTCCCCCCGAACGGCGGGATCGTGAAATAATTCCTTTGTCCAGTTTTGGGACGGGTTGCAAGTGATCAGGATAACCGGGTTCGGTTGTTCGGTCCGATCCGGGATAATGTTTCGGCCGGCCCTCAATTTGCATTTTTCAAACGTCCGGCGTTGGCATTCCTGGCCTTCCTCGATCAGGAAAAAATTCGCCTCAATACCGTCGAACCGGGTTAAATTTTTGTCCTGATAATAATTTTCCGGGAAAAATGTGAGGGTTGATCCATTCCAAAATTTAACAACCTGGTCGGTTTGATTGTATGATTGCATGAATCCTTTCGGACATAATTTGAAAAATGAAGGGATTGTTGTTCGCTTCAGGGTTGGGAGCGATTCGCGAATTACAAATGATTTCGATCCCGGATAAATCCGGGCCAATAACAAAAGCGTTGCAAGGGAAACAAACGATTTCCCGCCCCCGGCCGCACCTCCGAATAATAAATACTTATGTTTTCCGGATAAAACGGCCTGAATGAATTCGTGTTGTTTGGGGTGTGGCTCAAATAATACCTTCATGGATCGCCCATTGGTAAAATACGTCGCAAATGTCGATGAATCCAACCCAAAAAATAAAGGCGATCAGCAACAACAAAATCCAGGTTGTTGGAATTG